CGATTTTAAGACACAGTTGGTTAATGAATACCTACGATTCTGATGTAGAGTGACCGAACAACCAACATTATACTATTGGAGTTTCCTTTCCAAATAACTTCACGAACAAATTTAAGGAGAAATAAAATGGCAAATTCAAAATTGTTAAAAGAAGCAATTGCCGACGCTAAAGCTGTTAAAGAAACTGCATTAGCAAACGCAAAATTAGCTCTTGAAGAAGCATTCACTCCAAGACTTCAATCTATCTTGTCTCAAAAATTACAAGCAGAAGCAGAAGTTGATAAGGATGATGATATGCAAAATGAAGAGTTAGATTCTTCTAACATTGGCTCTAAAACTGATGCTGGGTACGCTGAAACACCAGGTGCTCAACCAAGTTTAGATGCTGATACTGATTTATCAGTAGGTGTTAAGAAGGACAGCGGTAAGCCAGAACAAGCTGGTACCGACTACAAAAAAGTTGCTGATATCTCTGAAGATGAAAATCCGTTTGCACAAGATGATGCTATGGCTGGTGACGATGAAAAACAAAATGAAATCGCACAATTAAGAGCTAGATTAGCAGAATTAGAAGCAGGCGAAGATTCTGAAGATGATACTATGGCAGCAGGTGATGAAATGGGTTCTGATGAAATGGGTTCTGATGATTTAGGTGGTGACGACCAATTTGGTGGTGATGACCAAGAATCAGAAGATGACCTTGATTTAGAAGCTATCATCAGAGAGTTAGAAGCTCAATTAGAAGGTGAAGATGCTCAAGAAGAACCAGTAGCTGATGAAAACCCAATGGCTGAAATATACCATGATGGTGAAGAAGCTGGAACTGATAAGAGTGAAGACCCTGCAGTTAAAGTTGCTAACGAACAAGAAGATGTAACTAAAGCTACCGTAAAAGGTAAAGTTGGTTCATTCGACAACGTTTCTGAAGATGTAATCGACCTAGAGGAAATCTTAAGAGAAATGGAAGATGATATGAAAGATGGTGAAGAAGAAAAGAAAGATGAAGCTGTACAAGCTGAATTAAACGAAGCTTACGCAACTATCAAATCATTACAAAGAACTATCAACGAAGTGAACTTATTGAACGCTAAGTTGTTATTCGCAAACAAATTATTCAGAGCTCACAATATGACTAACGAACAAAAAGTTAAAGTTATTGAAACTTTGGATAGAACAAAATCAGTAAGAGAAGTTAAATTGGTTTACTCTACATTAGCAGAGAATTTCAAATATACTTCTTCTACATCAAAAGCTAACAAAAAATCAATCACAGAAGGTATCGCTTCTAAAGCGGTTAAATCAACTAAACCAGCAGCTGCAAAAGTAGTAATCGCTGAATCAGCTGATTTTTCTGATAGATTTAAGAAATTAGCAGGTATTATTAAATAATCAACAAAAATAAAATTTTTTTAAAATGGACTTAAAACAAATTATGACAGGCAAAAACCCACAAAACATAATGCTTGAGCAAACTAGAGGTTTGAAAAGCAAGTGGGAAAAAACTGGCCTTTTAGAAGGTGTTGGTTCTGAAACTTCAAAGCATGGTATGGCAGTAATGTTAGAAAACCAAGCTAAACAATTATTGGATGAAGCAACAAGAACTGGTACTTCTGCAGGTTCAGAAGAATGGGCTGGTGTAGCACTTCCATTGGTAAGAAGAATTTTCGGTAGCATTGCTGCTAAAGAATTCGTTTCTGTACAACCAATGAACTTACCATCAGGTCTTATTTTCTATATGGATTTCAAATATGGTTCTAACCCAGCAGGTAATCCAGATTTCACAGGTTCTTCATTATTCGGTAATGGTGGAACTTTCGGTAAAGATTCTTTAGCACCAGCAGGTAACAAATTGGGTTCTACTCAAGCTACTGAAGGTGGTCTTTACGGAGCAGGTAGATTTGGATACACAATCAATAACGCTACAGCTACATCAACTGCAACAGTTGCTTCAGCTTCTTTAGCAGATATTGATTGGGATTTATCAAACGCAACAGTTTCTGCATCTTATGCAGCTAACACTTTAAAGAAAGTGACTGTAGCATTACCAGCTGATGCTGATTTCAATGGCGTAAGAGCTTTTGAAGCATCTTTATTATCTGGTTCTTATACAATGTTCCCTCAATACACTACCAAAAATGGTAACAACGTTGAATTCGTTGCAAGTGTAACTGGTACAGGTTCTGCAGGTGGAAACGGTGTATCTTTAGCATACCACGTTCAACCTACTTCAATCTCTAGAGGTGACTTCGAAGATAGAGGTGCAAACTTACCAATCCCAGAAGTTGAATTAGAATTGAAATCTGAACCAATCGTTGCTAAAACTCGTAAGTTGAAAGCAATTTGGACTCCAGAATTAGCACAAGACTTGAATGCATACCATTCAGTAGATGCTGAAGCTGAATTAACTCAAATGTTATCTGAATACATCTCTTTAGAG